TTCTTAAAATTTGAGATTGCATTAATCATATTCATTTCTTTATTTTTTATTTTTTAACTTGTTTCCCACAATAATATTCATTTTTATACCGATCGGCACCGGTCAACCCCCGATCGCCCGACACCTATGACCCCCAGAGGTCTGAGGTGTCAAGACACCTACACTGTCAAGACACCTCTGACCTCTGGGGGTCAGAGGTGTCTTGACAGTGAGGCTAAATCGCCCGGTGCCGGCCTTTTGCAAAAATTAATGGTAAAAAAGATCTACATCTTTTTGTTTTATATAAAATTAAGTTAGGGGTCGTAAATACCTAATTTTTTGATTTTTATGTTTTGTAAATAAGTGATAGTAAATAAAGAAACATGGAACAAACAAAGTACTTTATCTTCTTGGACAATTCAGGAAGTATGTCTTCGTACTACAAGAATATCAAGAGCCAACTGGAAGAGCTTTCCGACTTGGACTTGACCAACAACAACCTAACTTTCCTCACTTTTGAAAGCAAGACCAACGAACTGGCCGGCTCGACATTTAAGGACAAGTTGGTAAACTATAAACCTCCAGGTGGTATGACAGAGTTGAAAGGTGTGGCAACCCGTTTTCACGACTACGTTATTTGTGCGCCGGTGGGTCAAAAGATCTGTATACTGTTCGTAACGGACGGAGATGTCTCGGACTTGTACAAGATAACGCCTATCTTGGTCGATTGTGTGGATGCCATCGCTTCAAATAAATTATCTGTCTACATGTCTTGCGTCGCCATCAATTCCTCCGCCGACATGAAAGCGTTCTCATTACTAGGACTCCTCAACAATTTTTCTGTATTTCAACTCATTCAAACCAAAAACGGCGATGGGTGGGGTGCTCAGGTATTCGAAAAGTTTAAAGAGGTACGCGATTGTGAGACATGCATTTATGAGACCGAATCAACCTACATCTACTCTGGTATAACGTGCGATTCAAGAATATCTGAAAAAGGGGCTTTAAATAAGGTGTTTTTAGCCACATTGGTGCAAGCCTTTACGATTTGCAATTTTACGCCTAATGCGGAGAAAGGGTTCTCTTTATGTAAGAGACTTCTGAAGTACGTGGTGGATCTGGGTGTAAACGCGAAGACGCGATATATTTGGAGCAAACTAAATACAGCTAAGATGGTGGGAGATCAAGACTCGATCGCAATTGCCAACGAGTTTATGTCTACGATCGCGGATGCCGCCAAAGTAACAACCAACAACAGCTTTTCGGAGGAGGAGGACACGACTCACAACAATGTTTCGACGACAAATGAACATAATGCGAGGATTAGATTTTTCGTCGGATCCACCAAAAGCTTTACCAACTGCCTGCCTATAGCCACACACAACAATCAAGTCGTCATCCAGTCAGGATCTTCAAACGAGCTTTACCTAAACATCGAGGTTTACCATCCCACAGAACCTGTTTACGTAGAAGTTGCGTACGCCGATTCAAAACATACGTGGTTCGTCCCCTATGGAGTGTCTTTAATAGAGGGCGACACTAACTTCTTGATGCTCGCTCACGAAAAGTTGGATGCAAACAACGCCAACAAGGAAAAGATGTTTGACTTTATGATCAAAGTCGTACCAGCTTCGTTGACTTCTCCAATATCGGAGTGCTTTCGCACTCCGGCGCCGGTCCTAAGGCCGGTACCAGAGTACCGGCTCGAAACCGCTTCCATCAACGTTGCTGCTTCCATCGACGTTGCTACTTCCATCGACATTGCTGATTCCATAATAGATGTGTTAAGAAGCCATACGGATCATAGTTTTGCAAGTCGTCAAATCGATCGACCAACATCATTTTGTGACGATTTATGGGGTCGTCCAACATCATTTTGTGACACTAGAGATGATTCGTGGGGTCGTCGATCAACATTGAAATATGCACTTTGTGACACTAGAGATGATTCGGGTCGTCGATCATCCCGTGGTGCGGCTCGACGATGTTCAAAGGCATTCCCAACTGTTTCACAAGAAACCAGAAAAATCGACACTGTTAAACGTACTCACCGAATTAACTCAAACGCACATGTCCTATGCTTCACATTCAGCTTTGTTTATGAGTCTGATCCAGATTCGTGGAAAGCTATGTTGATCAAGATTCCGCTGTTGGAAGTCGTATTCATTACCAAAAAATGTATCATCTGCATGGAAAACGAGTCGACTATCAAACTATTGTGCAACCACAAATGCATGTGTTATACGTGTCACTCTCATTACATCAAACAATCTAAAAATTGCCCTATGTGTCGAGCTCTCATTTCAATTTAGAGCCAAGTTCCTGTAAATTTTAAAGGTTTTTGAACCTTTAAAATAAAAAACCCAAAATTAATTTCGTAACATAATCGTCGCAACCGGACGGCACTCGGTCGCCTTGCCTACGATTATCCGGTACGTAATCTCGCTACCCGGTCGCCTTGCCTACGATTATCCGGTACGTAAGCTCGCTACCCGGTCGCCTTGCCTACGATTATCCGGTACGTAAGCTCGCTACCCGGTCGCCGGAGTGCGAAAGCACCCGGTAGCCTTCGGCTAGGCTAAATCGCCTTCCGGTAAATTAGAGAATAAATGGGTTCTTCCGTTAGCAAAAACATCACTAAAGCGGCGTCTGATGCAATAGCCAAAGTGTCCAACAATATTATTTCAACCACAAAACTAACCACTGACCAGACACAAGTCATCAGCGTCACCAACGTAGACGGCGACGTAGTCATTTCCGGCAACACATTCACTCAGAAAGCCAATATCAACATGAAATCCCTCTTACACGCGTTAGTGCAAGAGGACGTACAACAGGACCTAACAATGCAAATCGCGCAAGCGTGCAAGAGCATCGTTAGCGGGCTAAACATCTTTCAGTTCGCCAATGCACAAAACGACATAAACATGTTTCTCAAGGCCAGCTCTGAGTTAATGACCACCATCGCGCAGAGCTGTGCCGCATCTGTGTCCGAGAACCAATCCATCACTGTGAAACGCGTCAAGGGCAACGTGTACATCACCAACAACATCATGTCGCAGCTCGCCGACATCTTCGGCTCCTGCGTGCAAGACGCTGTCTCCAAGAACAGTGTGTACCAGCAGCTGCAGGACAAGGTAGACCAAACCGCCTCGGCCAAAGCCGAGGGTCTAGATCTATGGCAGATCATTATTCTCGTCGCTATCGTGCTGGGGGTGCCGTCTCTCGGTCTTGTCGCAGGCGTCGCCACAGCGGGACGATACCTCTTTCCACTAAGCGTACTGGCCGGCGCTGGCTGCTTGGTGGCGTACTTTGCGTGGGTTGAGGAGAGTGTGTACTCGCACGCCTTTTCAACACTTATCCGCAACATGCCCAACTGCAACGCCCAACCGTTGAGTGGGACGACCAATAGTTACGCCAACTCTGTCGCCGCCGCTCAGGCTTGCGCCAACGACAAGAGCTGTGCCGCTTTTGATTGGCAAGGTGCTGTCATTGATGCACAGGGAAACCATGTTTCGTTTAAACCGCCACAAACAACGTTTTATCGTACAATAGCGTCGGGATGTGAAAAAGTAATAACTGGTTCTCCCGACCATTCGAAGGTCTTCCGCACTCCCGTTTTTATAAAGGGGAGCGGTGCACCCGCTAAAGTGGAGGGGGACGTGTATTTGGATTCGACAACGGCCAACTACTACTTTTTCGACACCGCTAGTCGAATGTGGCTCAAACAGGGGTCGTTTGCACATTCTGATTTTACGAGTCGAAACACCGTAGACTGGGGAAGTATTCAACCTACACCCGCTACACAAGGCGTTGTTGGGAGTATTTACATATATTATGCTGTAAATAACCCTATATATTTTCATGTGTATGTAAAGAATCCAGATGGTTGGAAATTGTACACGCCGCCATTAAAAGGTCCGGGTCTTATTGCAGATGTCCCCGAGAATATAAATGTGTCTGGTTTTACCACCATCAAACGAAAGAAATGGCTTCTTTATTTTAGCGGAGCGTTGCTTACTGTAGGTATTTTGGGGTTGGTTGTTTCCATTTCTCAAAAGAACTCGTCTCAAAGAACGTAACTAACTAGATTCAAAGCACCGTCGCAAGCACCACTCCTAATCTCGAAGAAGTTTGAAGAAGTTTGAAGAAGTTCGAAGAAGTTCGGGATTTGGCACGAGACGGCACGCGCGCACGCGCGCAAGCGTTCGAAGATAATAAAAGAATGAATGAATTAACAGGTGAAGATCCAGTAAGCCGGCCTTCGGCCGGCTTAGCCTCAGCTCCTTTACATCTCGAAGATCCGGCAGCAGTTTCGGTGTACGAGCGTTTCTCCGCGTCGTCTAATTTGACCGAACAGATTGTCAGATTTCCTTCACAATCCGTTAAAAACGCGGATCGCCCATTGATCTTGTTAGATTTGGACAACACTCTCATATGTGCGGAAGAGTTAGATGTTTCGTCTTCGCACGACACGTCTAAACGAGTCGAGAAAATGGAGAAGGCTCGAAGCATGTTTAGAACTGTGAGAATGGAGGATTACTACGACATATTCGAACGCCCTCATATTCAAGAATTTCTCGATTATTTGTTCAAACACTTTAATGTCGGAGTTTGGACCGCGTCGTCGAAAGACTATGCGATTTTTGTGATAAAGAACTTCATTCTAGTACCCGATCGCCCCCTCCGCAAATTAGAATTGTTTCTCTGCTCTCATCACTGCAACTTATCCAAAAAGTACTTTAAAGGCGTTCCTAAAGACTTAAAACTGCTCAGCGATCGATGGGGTCTAAAAGACCTTGCCGACGTGTTTTTGGTCGACGACTTGGAACATTTGGCAGAACATCAACCACACAACGTTATCCACGTAAAACCATTCTTTTACGATTCTTCTATCAATGATCGAGAGTTACTCGACGTTATTCCACGTATACACACACAAGTTTTCAAATAAAAGTTTTAATGGTTCACGAACCATTAAAACGGCATATTATTTGTTTAATCGTCGTCCTCGTCATCGTATTTGCGGTTCCAGTTGTAACCCTTAAGGAACTTGTCGGCGTCGCTTAATCCGTACTTTTGCTTGACCATTTCCGTAAACTCGTGTTTGTTGAGGTTGATCATCTTGCCCGAGAACGAGTTGATGTACCACCCCTTAAAGCTGATGTACATGTCGTCAAATGATATCTTGTGACTGTCGTTGTCAGTCTTGATGTATGTGTCTTCCATGAAGAAGGCGAGTATGTCGCATTTGGCTTGGTACTTTAGTTTGGCGTCGTTGACCTTATCCGGTATCTCAACCTGGTAGGTGCCAGCACGACGAGCAGTCTCCTTCTTGATGAATGTTTGAATGAGATACCAACCGAGTGCCTTGGCGAGCGCTTCCATACGCGGTTTTTGGGTGATTTCGGTGTCGCATAAGAAAATCTTTTTATCCATCTGTTCTTTTAAGGTAGATGGACATTTTTCACGTGGTACAAACTTTGATTCAAAAGGTATAATGCGTATTCTGTCCCAAGTGGCATCAACAGCATCCTTTAGGCAGGGGAGTTCATTGCAGATGCACAAGATCTTAAACATGGGTGTAAAGTCGCTACTATCCGACCCTTTTTGAAAAAGGTCTCTGCAAGGCAGCGAGTCACCGCCTGTTAATACGTTGAGCGATCCGCTGAGAATCTGTTCAGTTTTGCCCCATTCGTCAAATACGCCCCACCTAACTCCGCCGCGCAATCTAGTTATTTGTGGGTTTGGGTTACCAGGTTGGATACGTTCAGTAAGCACGCTGGTAGATAGTTTAATGGCCAATTTTTTTCCCATCATTGTTTCAAACAACCGTTGAGTAACAGACTTACCATTATTACCATTACCAGTCCAAAACATGGCGATCTTATCTCTGTTACCTCCTCTAAATACCTCACACGTCTGATCAACAAAGTAGCGACGTACACTCTTGTCTGGGCAAATTTTGCATAAAAAATCCTGCAAATCCTTCACCTCCCGACTCTCGCTCGTCAGCGACTCGTCGTACTTTATGCTCAACGTCTTTGAAATGTAGTCAGATTGCACTCCTTTGCGGAACGTCAGTGTTTCAAAGTCAAACACACCATTCTTAAAAGCAATAATGAGAGAGTTCTCGTCAAGCAATTCAGAAAAGTCTTCGTTGTAGAAGAGAATCTCGCACATCTTAATGACACCGTTCTGAGATGCAAAGTTCTCGAGTTTGTTCACAGCCTTGCAAATGTCTTGTTTCTTTGCCGTGAGTATAGCCCGTTCACGTTTGGTAAGTGTTACCTCCTGCTGTTCATCGTCGTCATCGCTGCCCTGTCCACTGTCATTGTCGTCTTGAAAGAGAAGGTTGATGATGCGGCTCTTGATTTGCTTGTACTTTTTAGATAGGTCCTCGAACTTGTAGCGGAACTCCTTCATCACTTTAACATGAGACCAGATTATACCGTTGAACTCGTACCATCCGTTGTCCGAAAATACGTATTCGGACGAATATAGGTCTAGCATTAGTCGAGCCAGCGGGGCATCTGTAGTCATAATATCGGCGTTCAACACGCTCTCCAGGAAGCCCTCTTCTTCTAAAGACACACCGTGCTTCCGTTCCACAAACTCAATGTACCTTCCCGCATTGTCCTGCTTCGCATACCAACGCAGACTACCCAACCCCTTTGCGTTGCGAAACCGCGCATCTCGCCGCTCCATGCTCGCCCACTTCTCCAAACACGAGTCCTCGTCGTACTTGCTGCTACGCTGACTCCACTTGTCCCACAACGTAAAGGCCTCTTCACATCCATGGCCGATGTTGAACAAGATGATGCCAATGTCCCACCAAGAATTGTAATCGTCTACTCTAGAAGGTTTTAATATTTTAAGGAGTTCTTTCGCTTGAATTAAATTTTTCTTTATAAGTTCTGGAGAGTCGGCAATATCCTTTAACTTTTGTTTCAAATAAGTTTTGCTTGTAATCTTTAAATCGGATGGAGTTTTGACGTTGAATACGGACTTCTTAATGGACGACACACTTAGTAATTGAGGCAAAAGAAAGCGGACGGTATCACGACTTACAATAATGGGTTCTTCATCCTTGGTGTACAAAGCTTCTTTTGTGAAGGCGTCATACAAGTCCAAAGTGTTCGTATCGTGATCATAGACTTCGGTAACGACGTATGGCTTCTTGTCTTCGGCCTTTGAACTCCCGTACATCAACCAGCATTTGCTTGTTACGTCATCGACGAGGTCTCCCGCATTGTCCGTGTGCTCCGAAAATAATTTAGAACCGTTTCCCAGTTTATATAATGTTATTAAATCTTTTA